TGTCAGCCCCCAATTGCCTGACAAACGTTTGAACGCCGTTTCTAGCGACTTAATGGGTTTCACCGACCCGCATCTCATTCAACTTCAAACAACTTACCCGCCCAATCTTAATCACCCCCAGGAAACGAGACATGACAAACGAGCAACAAGCGTTGCTGGACATGCCGATCTGGCTGGTCATTGTGCTCGCCCTGGTGGGCGGGGTGTCCGGCGAGATGTGGCGCGCTGACAAGGAGGGGGCCCGTGGCTGGTCGTTATTGCGACGCCTGGCCTTGCGCTCAGGTGCCTGCGTGGTCTGCGGCGTATCGGCAACCATGCTTTTGTACGCCCTCGGCATGTCGATCTGGAGCGCCTGCGCCTTGGGTTGCCTGACCGCCATGGCTGGCGCCGATGTGGCGATCGGTCTTTACGAGCGCTGGGTCGCCAAGCGGCTCGGCGTTTGCGAAGTCCCTCCGCGGGACGTTCCTCCCGACCAGCAGTGAAGCGACAGCGCTGATTCATACCAACGGAGGCGATCAATGCCTGCCCTTATCGAAAAACCGTCGCAGTTGTGCTCGGCCATTGCCCAGACGCTGCGCGCCATTTATCCCGCCTTGAAAGTCGGCAGCCCCCAGGATTTCGATGGCACCGACGATCAACCCTGGGTGCTGATTGCCCTTGAGCGTGATGCGCCCGGTAACCGCGCCAATGACGGGCGTATCGCCCATGTCCTGACGGTTTCCTTGCAAGTGGTCATGGCCATTCCAGGATGGGATGCCTGCGATCTGGCCGGGGAGCTGAAACACCTGGTCATGGATAACCGCTGGGGGCTATCGGGCGATCAATGCGACCTGCCCACGGAGCTCGATGGCCTGCCATCCACGTTCATTAACCCGGCGCGGGCGTACACCGCCTGGACCCTTTCCTTCAACCAAACCCTGTACTTGGGCCCGACGCTGTTGGAAGACCCGCTGGGCATCCCGAAGTTTGCCCGCACCTGGGAAGTGTCGAACATCGACGACCCGGACCAATACACCGCACTCGAGGGCTGACCCATGTTTGATGCGCTGTTACGGATGCATCTGGGGCCGATCATCGAGCGTCTGGCGCAGATGGAAACCGAGCTGGAGGACCTGCATCGGCGGGCGGAGAGTTTCTGCCGCATCGGCGTTTGCCAGGAAGTCGACGCGGCCAGCAACACCTGCAAGGTCAGCCATGGCGGACTGCTGACCCCGGCGATCCGCTTTTTCAACCCGAGCGCCGGGGCCCAGAGCGAGTCGCGGATTCCGTCCGTGGGTGAGCAATGCCTGTTGCTGAATCATGGCGGCGGCGAGAGCGGCGGACAGGCGGTGGCGTTGTTCGGCCTCAACGGCGGTCAGTTCCCGCCTGTCTCGACCCAGGCCTCGCTGACGCGGCGCCTCTATCAGGACGGTACGGAAAACGGCTACGACCATGCCAGTCATCTCCTGCACTGGCAAAACGGCCCGGCGACGTTCAGCGGTTCTCGCGAAGCCCTGCAGTTGAACATTGGCCTGTCGCGGCTGGCGATGACACCCGAGGCCATCGAATTGCAAGTCGGCGCCGTCGGCATTCGGCTCGACGCCTCCGGTGTGCACCTGAGCGGCCCGGTAGTGGATCACCAGGGACGCGTCATCAGTACCGCATAAGAGATTTCCTCATGATTGGAATCGATCGAAACACCGGCGCCATGGTCGACGACTGGCTGCAGTTCGTGCAGCGCGCCACCCGTGCCTTGACCACGCCGTTGGGCACTCGCCAGAAGCGCCCGTTGTATGGCTGCGCACTCACGCAGTTGCTGGGGCAGAACCTCGGTGATGACCTGCTGATCCTTGCCCAGAGCCACGCGGCCCAAGCGTTCTACAACCCGGACAACGGCATCGATGATTTCGAGCCGCAGGTCATTGTCGCCAGCCGACAGGGGGCCGGGTTGCTGTTGCGTTTCGCAGGCACCTGGAAAAACCGCAAACAGACTTTCGAGGTGGTGACATGAGCATGTTGATACCCGGCCAGAACCAATTGGCCGAACCGGCCATCGTCACTGTCGAAGCGTTCGAGGACTTGCTCGCAGAGTTCAAGACCTTCGTGGTCGAGTACGTCGGCGCACGCTCTCCGGCAAGCGCGGCGAAGCTGGTGGACAGCCTCGAAAACGAAAGCGAACTGCTGACCCTGGCCCTTGAGGCGTTCTGTGTCCGGCTGCAAACCCACGAGCGTAAATACAACGCCCGCATCAAGCAGATGTTGGCGTGGTGGGCCACGGGCACCAACCTCGACGCTCGCCTCGCGGACATGGGCCTTGAGCGTCAGTTGCTCGATCCGGGCGACCCGGTGGCGTTCCCGCCCATCCCCCCGGTCTACGAGAGCGATGACGATGCGCGGTTGCGCTACTACCTGGCGCCCCATGCCCCGGCGGCCGGATCGCGCATGCAGTATCGGCGGGAGATTTTTACCCTGGGCGAACGTCCAGCGGTGAAGGTGGAAAACGGTTCGGCGGGCGTGGTGACAGTCACCTACACCTTCGACCCGGATGGTCATGCGGCGCAGGTCAAGGATGGCAACGGACGCCGCACCGCGCCGGGCGAAGTCACGGTCACGGTGCTGTCCCGTGACGGCGACGGCACGCCCGCCGAGGAACTGCTCGACGGTGTTCGCCAGCATTTCGCCCGGCCGGATGTACGCCCGGAAACGGACCTGGTCATCGTCCAGGCCGCGCAGATCAAACCTTACAAAATCCGCGTCGTGGCGAAGATCAATGCCGGCCCGGATTCAGGGTTGACCCAGGTTGCCGCCGAACAGCAGTTGCAGGCGTATGCCGAGGCGTGTCATCGCCTGGAAGGGCGGGTGGACCCCAGCTGGATCGACTACACGCTGCACAGCGCGGGCGCGGTTCAACTGCAGATTCTTGAACCGCTTGCGCCGATTGTGACGACGGCTTTTCAAGCCCCGTACTGCACGGGCATCGAAGTCGAGGTGGATACGTTATGAGTGACGACACGCCTCGCCCGAGCCTGCTGCCGGTCAACAGTTCGCCGCTGGAAAAGGCGCTTGATCTCGGTTTCGCACGGTTGCTCGAACGCATCGATCCGCCGTTTCCCGAGCTGATGAACCCGGCGACCACGCCCTTGGCGTTCCTGCCGTATCTCGCGGCGGATCGTGGGGTCAACGAGTGGAGCTCCGCGGCGTCCGAGGCGGAAAAGCGCCTGACCGTTGAACTCGCCTGGCCTACCGCCCGGCAGGCCGGGACGCGAAAGGCGCTGGAAAATGCCGCCAAGGGTTTGCAACTGATGCCTGAGGTGCGCGCCTGGTATGAGCAAACACCCCCTGGCCCGCCCTACAGTTTTTCCGTCAGGGCATTTACCGAGCAGCCCTACAGCGAAGAAATCGACGCCCGTCTCGACCGTCGCCTGGCGGAGGCCAAAAGCGAGCGCGACACCTTGAAGGTGTCTGTCGGCTTGAGCGCCTTCGGCCGTCACGTCATCGGCGCCGCCACGCTGTGCGGCGAATTGACCACGGTTTATCCGATCGTCATCCAAGGGCTGGAAGCCTCGGGTCAGGCCTTCATGGCCGCCGGGCTCTACACCGTCGAAACCTCCACTATTTATCCACAGGGGTCCTAAATGGCCGACTACTACACCCTGCTCACCGATGCGGGGATCGCCTACGAAACCGCCTGCAAGGCGGCGGGCACACCGATCAAGCTGTCGCAGATTTCCGTCGGTGACGGCGGCGGCACGGAATACAACCCGGCCGCAACGGCGACGGCGCTCAAGCGCGAAGTCTGGCGCGGGCCGCTCAATGCGCTGTTCCAGGATGAAAACAACCCGAGCTGGCTGCTGGCCGAGGTCACCATCCCGTCCGACGTGGGCGGCTGGTATGTGCGTGAGGCCGGGATCTGGACCGATACCGGGATCCTGTACGCGATTGTCAAATATCCGGAATCGTTCAAGCCGGTATTGGCGACGTCCGGCTCGGGCAAAGAGTTCTACATTCGGTCGATCTTCGAGACCAGCAATGCTGAGCTGGTGACGCTGCTGATTGACGATACGGTGGTCAAGGCGACGCGGGCTTGGGTGATCGGTTATCTGGCCGATGAGTTGGCCAAGCTCGATGGCAAGCAGTCGGTTCGTGTGGCTGCGACTGGCAACGTTGTATTGAGCGGTGCTCAGCAGATCGACGGCGTAGCGGTTACGGCTGGACAGCGGGTGCTATTGCCGTTGCAGACGGCAGCCAGAGAGAACGGAATCTGGATCGCGGCCAATGATGCATGGTCTCGTGCCGCAGACGCGAACACGAGTGCGAAGGTGACGCCCGGTTTAACGGTAATGGTCGAGGAGGGCGCCAAGAATGGCGACTCGCTCTGGCACTTGGTTACGAACGGACCGATTACGCTCGGCACCACGGCGCTGACGTTCGAAATGCTCGCAGGTCGGACTGGTATCGCTCCGGGGACTTACAAAAGTCTGACGGTCGACAAATACGGGCGGGCGCTTGCCGGGGGAAATCCGGAAACGCTGGCAGGATTCGGTATCAAAGACAGTTACACCAAGACCGAAGTCGAGGCGATGATTGCGCAGGCGTCGGCCTTGCCGGTAGGTGCAACGGTCGCGTTTCCACTGAATAAAGTGGCGCCTGGTTTTCTGGAGCTGGACGGTAGCATCAAGAGTATTGCCGCCTACCCTGATCTAGTTTCATTCCTCGGCACGGTCTTCAACAAGGGGGACGAAGGTGCCGGTAATTTTCGCCTACCTGATTCGCGTGGTGAGTTCCTACGTGGCTGGGACCATGGACGTGACGTGGACGCAGGTCGGTCGGTTGGTAGCTACCAGGCGGGTACCAAAATACAGGGCGATAACGATTCAGCTCCTACGGTGCAAGGCATTGCGAACGTTGCTCAAATTGATGCTGATCCGGCCACGGGATTCATTGGTGATATCAGCCACACCGCAACAGGGATGGTGTCCGGTTCGTATGGTTCTGCCTACTGGCGAACTGTGCGTCCGCGCAACTTGGCGGTGATGTGGTGCATCAAGGCCTGGAACGCGCCGATCAATCAGGGGAACATCGACATCGCCGCGCTCGCTGCTTTGGCGACACAAGCCACAGAAGTCAAACTGGGCACGGCCAAGATTGCTACCCAAGCGCAAACCAACGCTGGCGCTGATGACGCCACTATCGTCACCCCGAAAAAAATGCGCTGGGGGTTCGGGATCAGCCTCGCAGCTAATGGCTACATCACTTTCCCGACCTGGTTGGGCGGCCTGATTATTCAGTGGGGCCAAATTAATATCGGCGACATCGCCAACGGCGGCTCGTCGAGTTATTCGCTACCGCTGGCATTTCCCACGAATCACTTTCAAACGCTGCTGTCGTGTGCGGAATCAGGCGGCGGTGCTTGGAACGCTTACCTCGTCAGTAAAAGCCTTTTGGGGTTCGTCTGGTCGCCAATGGAGTGGTCGGCGGTCGTCCAGAACGCCAAGGTTACTTACCTTTCTATCGGTTCCTAAGGGCACGTCATGGACACTCGCTATTACAGTAAAACCACAGGCTGCAGCTACCTAACCAGCTTGCACGGCGCCAATATGCCGACCGATGCGGTTCCGATCGATGAAGAGCGCTTTCTGTCGGTGATTGGCAACCCAGCCCCCGGAAAGATTCGCGACCACGATGCGCAGGGTCTGCCGATTCTGATCGACCCTTTGCCGCCGACAGCCGATGAACTTTCAGCGCAAGAGCGATCATGGCGTGATGCCCAGATTGAGCGTGTTAAGTGGCTTCGTGAGCGGCATCGCGACCAACTCGACATTGGCGAGCAAACGACGCTGGCGTCCGAGCAATTCGGCGAATTGCTGGTATACATCCGGGCCTTGCGTGATTGGCCTCAGTCGCAAGATTTCCCCGGCAACCAGTACCGGCCAATCGCGCCGGCATGGATCGCCGAGCAGACCCGATAAAACGCCCCGCACCGACGGGGCGTTTTCTTACCCACCCAACGCCCAAAGCCCCTCCCTAAAGGGGCTTTTTCATATCTGGAGAAACACAAATGGCACCACGCCAAACCTACACCGTGCTCCTCCCATTCCCCACCGGGGGTGGTCACTGGTCGAGCGTCGGCCAGGAACTCGATCTGCTCGACGTTGAGGCCAACGCCTTGCGCAGCGCCGGTCGCCTGGCGCTGAAAAAAACCGAAGTCGTCGAACCGGCTTCTGCATCCAACCCGGCCAAAAAGGCCGCCACCAAGAAGGCTGAATAACCATGGCTGAGGTTTTGAACTTCGAGCACAACGGCATTACCGTCAATGCCACTGAATCTCCCGAGGCCATGGGTGGCCTGGGTGACAACGTCATCGGGCTGGTCGGCACCGCGCCGAATGCCAACGCGCTGATTCCGAAAAACACCCCGTTCCGTATCAACAGCTTCACCACCCAGGCCCAGTTGGACCCGACCGGCGCCGAGGCGGGGACATTGTTCCAGGCCGTTTACCAGATCCTCAAAGTGGTCAAGGTGCCGGTCTACGTCGTCATCGTCGAAGAGGGCGCCACGCTGGCCGATACGCAGAACAATGTGATCGGCGGTATCGAAGCGCAGACCGGCCGTAAGCTGGGCCTGGCAGCGCTGAGTGGGGTTGCCGAAGACCTGACCATCATCGGCGCGCCGGGCTTCACCGGCACCAAGGCGGTGGCCAGCGAGTTCGCCTCGTTCGGCAAACGCATCAAGGCCCGTGTGGTGCTCGATGGCAAGGATGCCTCGGTCGCCGATCAGGTGACCTACAGCCAGGAACTGGGCGGCGCGGACCTCGGTTTCGACCGTTGCCTGGTGGTGCACAACATGCCGGCGGTGTACTCCAAGGCCGCGAAGAAAAACGTCTTCCTGGCCCCGTCGAGCCTGGCCATCGCCGCCCTCGCCAAGGTCAAGCAATGGGAGAGCCCGGGCAACCAGGTCACCTACGCCGAAGACGTTTCGCGCACCGTCGAATACAACATCCTCGACACTTCCACCGAAGGCGATCTGCTCAACCGCTACGGCGTCAGCTACTACGCCCGGACCATCCTCGGCGGCTTCTCGCTGCTGGGCAATCGTTCCATCACCGGCAAGTTCATCAGCTATGTCGGCCTGGAAGATGCCATCAGCCGCAAGCTGGTGAAGGCCGGCCAGAAAGCCATGGCCAAGAACCTGACCAAGTCGTTCATGGACCAGGAGGTCAAGCGCATCAACGACTGGCTGCAAACCCTGGTCGCCGACGAAACCATCCCTGGCGGCAGCGTGTACCTGCACCCGGAATTGAACAGCGTCGAGAAGTACAAGAACGGCACCTGGTACGTGGTCATCGACTACGGCCGCTACGCGCCGAACGAACACATGATTTATCAACTCAATGCCCGCGATGAAATCATCGAGCAGTTCCTGGAGGACGTTCTCTAATGTTTACCAACCGCGTAAGACAGGCCATCGCGGCCACCCTGCAAGGCCTGCCGTTGTCGGCGACCGTAGAAGAGTTCACCCCGCCGAAGATCGAATTCGACATGGAAGAGATGCGCGGCGGCCGTTTCATTGGCGAGGAAATGGCCAAGGGCGGCAAGGTGCTGACGGCCAAGCTGACGCTGCAAGGTCTCGGTCCGGAAGTCATGCTGGCGCTGGGCGTGAGCGTGGGCGACGACATTCTGCTGAACGTGCGTGAAGCCGGCCAGGATCAGGACGGCAACACCTGGTTTACCTACCACACGGTGGGCGGCAAGTTGAAATCCCTCGAGGAAACTCTGCTGAAAATGGGCGAGAAACCCAAGACCAACCTGGAGCTGTCCTGCCGCACCTACAACCGCCTGGAAAACGGCGTCCCGGTGATCGACATCGACGTGCGCACCCAGAAGTTCGTGCTCAACGGTGTCGACATTCTCGGTGATGCGCGCCGTGCGGTGTTGTTGCCCTAAGCCCTTACCGGCCGGCTAGATGCAATCCCTGTGGGAGCGAGCTTGCTCGCGATGGCGGCGGTTCATTCAGTATCAAGCTGTCTGACACCCCGCTATCGCGAGCAAGCTCGCTCCCACAGGATGTCCTCTGATTCACCAAGGAACCGATTTCATGTCCTGGATGCCTCCTACACACGAGCTGTTGTCACCGATCACCAGTGACGATGGCTCGCAGATCGAGCAGCTCCCACTCAAACCACTGTTCTACGCCGCGCAGAAAGAAGCCCTGGCCCGCGCTGGTGATGATGAAGACGACCAGTTCTTCGAGCTGGCCAAACTGGCCACCGGCCTGTCGGTCAAGGAACTCGATCAGCTCAAGCGCCCGGACTACGTGAGCATTGCCCAGTACGTGCACGAAATGTCCACGCGTCCGGCGTCGTACTTTCTGGATGACCCACAGGCCGACCCCGACCAGGTGCAACTGCTGCAACCGCTCGACGTCGCGGGCCGCAGCCTGACCTCGCTGACCCTGGAAATGCCCGTGCTGCGAGCGACCAAGGCGATGAAAAAACTGAAGACGGCCAAGGAACGCGCCGAGTTCATCACGGCCCATTGCACTGGCCTGATGATTCCCGATCTGGACCTGCTGACCGTGCCCGACTGGACACAACTTCAGGTACGCATCGACGATTTTTTAAACAAACCGGCGGACTTCTTTCGGAGCGCGACATCGAAGTGATCCTCGATGTGGTGCCGCTCATTTACTCGGTAAGTGAGGCGGAAATCCTGGAGTGGGACGCCGGCAAGGCCTTGCGCCGCTACGACATCGCGATCACTCGCCTTGGCGTGAAACAGGAGTAGAGCGGGATGGCGGACGATAGATATTCGCTCAAGTACGCAACCTTCAATGAGCCTGGGTTGGCGTTCGGTAATACCAGCCTCACCAGTGGCGTGTCGGCACAAGGCGCGTTTGCCAGGGATCAACTGGCGAGCCTCGATCTGGCGCTGGAAACACTCGGGCTCAAGCTCGGCCTGCTGACCACGGCGATCGAGTCGCTGACCGTGAAGCTTTCGGCGCAACGATTGTTTTCCCAAACGATGGGCGCTGGCGCCAAGGGCGAGTCGGCCAATGAGTCAAAGGGTAAGTCGGGTGGCGGCATCGAACCACCGGCGCTGCTCAAACCCGCGATAGCGATGGATTCGGCCATGGCCGATCTGAAGCAGGCCGGCCAATTCACGCCTCGCCAGATTGCAGAGATGGCAGAACCAACCCAGCGTATCGCCAGTGCGCCATTGGTGGCGGCCGGCGGGACCACGGCGGTTGAGTTAGTGAGGATGGAAAGTCTGGCGGCCAGGGCGGGAATCGGCAGCGACCTGCCCAATGCCTCGGACCGGCAATTGGCACTGTTGCGCTTCGCCAGTGATGCGGGCGTCACAGCATCGACGTTCAAAATGCCGGCCATGGAAGCCGCTGAAATGGTGCTCGGCTGGCGCACTTCCATGAAGCTCAGTGCAGAGAAAGCATTTGATCTGGCGGATGCAACCAACCACCTGAGCAAGATTCCCGGTGGTGCGAAAGCGAGTGAGATCGGCACAGTGCTGCAGCGTGACGGTGCAGCTGCGACCTCGGCGGGCCTGCAGCCTGCCCAAGCTGCGGCACTGACGGCGGCACTTCTCAATACCGGCGCACAACAAGCTGAAGCGGGTGTGGCGCTCGATCACTTCACGACCGCTTTAGGCAAGGGCGATCAGGCCTCGGCGACCGAGCAAGCGGCCTGGAAGCAACTGGGGCTTGATCCCAAAGAGGTAGCGAGCGGCTTGCGTGACAAGGACGCCGCGCCGGGGACAGTCATGTCGGTCCTGGCGGCCTTGAACGCGCAGCCGGCCGAAAAACGCTCGACCCTGGCCTCTTCGCTGTTTGGCACTGGGGATGCGGCGGTACTGCGCATGTCGCAGAAACTCGACGATGTGAACGCGGCGTTCTGGCAGGTGAAAGACCCAGGCCAATACGCTACATCGCAATTGGGCAACAACGGTTCGGTGCGGCAGGACGCGTTGGCGTTGTCGAACACCCGTCAGGGTCAACTGAACGTCCTCGACGCCCGCAGCGAGCGTTTGTCGGTGGCCACGGGAAATGCCCTGATGCCCTCGGCGGATACTTCGTTCCAGTGGCTGGGATCGCTGGCCGACGGCATGAGTGAGTTGGCGGAGTCCTCACCTAAAGCCGCCGCAGCTATCGTATTGATTGGCGCAGCGATCAAACCGCTGGTGGGCGCGTTGCTCAAGGCTGTAGGGGATGAGATGTCCAATCAGGTGGCCAAGCGGGTGTTAGGTAGGGCTGCTCCGCACCTTCCCGGCCGATTGGGTGAGGTGATCTCCGAAGATTTCAGAAATCCTCGTGTGAACAAGCTGGATACAAGCAATGCAAACCAGCGTCCCGAATCCACGAGCAGGCCGAAAATACGTGTCAGTACAGGAGGCTCACTGGGAGACGCAGGGCATTTTTCATTCGGGCCAACCGCCTCGTTACGCTCGATGACTCGCAGGGCGCCCGGTCCATTGAAAGTAGTCGGCGCCGTCGCTGATGTGGCCGAGGGTGTGCTGACCGGCGACAAACGAATGATGGGCGCAGGCCTGGGCGCCGCAGGTGGCGGCTGGGCAGGCGCTGCTGCGGGATCTGCGGCCGGTGCCGCTTTGGGGAGTGTTGTTCCGCTGCTCGGCACTGCCATTGGTGGTCTGATTGGCGGACTGCTGGGCGGCTGGTTGGGGAGCGATGCCGGCGCGTCCCTGGGTGAGAAGCTTGTCGCCCCCGCCGACAGACTCGCCGCTCCAGACCAGGTCAGCAAGGAGCTGGCCAGCACCCAGACAACCACGCAACAGAACACCATGACCGCAAACATCTACATCAACGGCCAGGACCAGGCCAGCGCGAGTCAGTTGGCCAACCTGGTCGTGCAGCAGCTCTCGGGCCAATTCGGCTTGACGACCATGCCCAACTCACTCGCCATGCGCAGTGACGCGGCCCTGACCGACGGAGGTACCTGATGCGTCAGCAAATGGCACTCGGCAGTTTCATTTTCGGCCTGTCGAGAAACTTTGCGTACCACAGCCTGGTACGCACCTCGGACGGTGGCTGGAAGAGCATCGACATCCTCACCAGCAAACCCAAGTCCAGCCAGGTCGGCCAAGGCCTGCAAGGGCTGACGATCACCGGCAAGTCGATGTACGCGACCGCCATGGATCGCCTCGATGAGTTGCGCGCCTTGCAGGCGCAGCGCGTGCCCGTGCCGTTGGTTGATGGCATCGGTCGCAATTGGGGCCTGTGGCAGATCACCAAGGTGACGGAAACCCAGACCGAGATCATCGATGACGGTACGGCGATGGTGGTCGGCTGGGTGGTTGAATTGACGGAGTTCGCCAATGCGTAGGGTTCGGAGTATCGCCGGTGATTCGGTGAATCTGTTGCTGTACCGCGAGCTTGAGCGTTGTGACGATATCGTCGAGGAGGCGCTCTGGCTACTCAATCCGAGCTTGGCTGAATGGGGCCCGGTGTTGCCTGCGGGTGTCTGGGTGGTCTTGCCGGAAGTGGACCTCAAACCTGTTGCGCCCACACCGGTTTCGGCCTGGGATTAAGGAGGCAACATGTCACTGGGTTTCACGCCTGCGGTGGAAATTTATGGTGCGAACGCCGCACTGCTCAACGAACGCCTGCTCAAGTGGGAGCATGTCGACGCGGCGGGTATCGAGTCCGATCAGCTGACGCTCACCATCAGCCTGGACGGTCTGGAAGGGTTGCCCAGCCTGGGCGGGAAGATCGGTCTGCGGGTCGGTTATCTGGAGTCGGGGCTGGTGGATAAAGGCGAGTTCGTCATCACCCGGCGCACGCCGTTCCTGTTTCCGCTGCAACTCGTGCTGGTGGCCATGGCGGCGCCATTCAGTGCTGCGGACCAGACCGGGTTCAAGCAGCGCCGATCCGTCAGCCATGGCCCGACCACACTGGGGGCGCTGTTTCGTCAGTTGACCTCCAGGCACGGGTTTTCCCCCCGCGTGGCGCCGGACCTGTCGCTGATCAAAATCGAGCACATCGACCAGACCAACGAAACCGACATGGGTTTCCTCACGCGCCTGGCCCACCGTTATGACGCCGTCGCCAAGCCGATCAACGAGTTGTATGTGCTGGCTCGGCGCGGTCAGGCGAAGTCGTTGTCGGGCAAGGTCCTGCCCGAGATGAAATTGTCGGTGACGACGAATAATCGCCCGGGCGACCACGCCTTCATTTCGGCCAAGTTTGATGAAACCGCCCGGGCCAAGTACCAGGGCTGCAAGACCCGGTGGTGGGATGCGGCGGCCGGCAAGCTGAAGGTCGAGGAGAGCGGCATCGCGCCGTTCAAGACCCTGCGCCAGCGCTTCCAGAGCGCAGACGATGCCCGTGCCGCTGGAGAAGGCGAGGTACGCCGGATGGAGCGCGAAGCACTCAAGGTGACCATCGAGTGCCCTGGCAACCCGGGGCTGTCCGCCGAGGGCATCGTATTGCTGGATCCCACCTGGCCGGATTTCATGCGCGGTCGCTGGTCGATCGACAAGGTCACCGCCAGTGGCGACCGGGAAAAAAGCTACCGCTGCTTGATTCATGCAACCTGCCTGGATGCCAAGGCCTGACCCCAATCCCCTGTGGGGCTTGCTCGCGATTGCGATATGACATTCGACATCTCCATTGCCTGACACACCGCAATCGCGAGTCCCCCCGTTGGCCGGGCATTTCAATAACGTGTTTTCGATGACCTGAACATGGACCTTACGCAGCAGCAACTTATCAACATCATGCCCAACGCCCGCACCCAAGCGGGCGTTTTTATTTCCGCGCTGAACACCGCCATGTCCCACTATCGTATCGACACACCCAAACGCATGGCCGCGTTCCTGGCCCAGGTCGGTCATGAGTCGGGACAATTGCGTTATGTACGCGAGCTGGGCGGCGAGCAATACCTTAGCAAGTACGATACCGGAACCCTGGCTGTTCGCCTGGGCAACTCGCCCCAGGCTGACGGCGACGGGCAGAAGTATCGCGGCCGAGGACTGATCCAGATAACCGGCCGTGACAATTACCTTCGCTGCAGTCAGGGGCTGTTCGGTGATGCACGTTTGCTGGCCTTGCCTGAGCTTCTTGAGCAGCCGCAATGGGCCACCGAGTCCGCTGCCTGGTTCTGGGAGCAGAACGGCTTGAACGAACTGGCCGACCGCGATCAGTTCAACAGCATCACCCGGCGTATCAACGGCGGTTTGAACGGCTTGGAGGAGCGGCTGCAACTCTGGGCCCGGGCGAGGGCGGTGCTATGCCAACCTTCGACCTGATGCCTTTTTCGTCTCGCGCCCTGGGCATTGTGGTGCTGCTCGCGCTGCTGGCCGGCGGTTCGGCGATGCTCGCGTGGCAGTTCCAGGACTGGCGTTACGGACAGCAGTTGGCCCGACTCGCACAGTCCCAGGCCGAGACGCTTAATCAAATCACCCAAGCGGCCGCGACGCAGCAAAAGGCCGAGCAAGACAAGCGCCTGGCCCTGGAGCAGCAGCTCGCCGCCAGCGAACAAACCCATTACAGAGCTTTGAACGATGCCCAACGTGACCAGGATCGTCTGCGCGATCGCCTTGCTACTGCCGATGTACGGCTGTCAGTCCTCCTCGACGCCGACGATGTTGCCGCCGGTTGTGCAGTGCCTGCCGCCTCCCGCGCCAGCGGCCTGGATCATGGCGCCCCACGCGCCCGACTTGACCCGGCGCATGCTCAACGAATTATCGCCATCACCGACGCCGGTGATCGCGGACTGATTGCCTTGCAGGCCTGTCAGGCCTATATCAGAGCGCTGGGTCGGTAA